CACCGAAGAATTATACATTCGCCCAAACATTGAACGGACTCATTCCGGTTTATTCGCAGTTTGGGACGAACATCTATCTTTCGGACGTAGTTCAGCAAGCGGTCAAATGTATTGTCGACGAAATCAAGAAGTTGAATCCGACTCATGTCAGATACAAAGGCGACGACCCGACGCCGATCAGAGCTTCGACAATTCAAGACGTTTTGTCGGACCCGAATCCGCTCATGACGACGAGCGAATTTCTCGAAAAAGTCACTTGGCTTTTGATGCTGAATTATAACGCGTTTATCGTTCCGATTTATCGAACATGGAACGACAACGGAGAAGAACACCGAGACTATGAAGCACTTTATCCGATAAATCCGACAGAGGTCGATTTCATAGAAGACGCAGCCGGGAGACTTTTCGTCAAGTTTTGGTTCGCCAGCGGATACAACACCACTTTTCCATATGAGAACGTCATTCACTTGAAATATAACTATTCGGTCAATCAATACATGGGCGGAGATATGCTCGGACAACCGAATCATGAAGCTTTACTCAAGACGCTTGAACTTAACAAACAGCTTCTCGACGGACTCGCAAAGGCTATGAAAGCAAGCTATAACGTGAACGGCATCATGAAATACAACACTTTGATGGATAACGAGAAGATTCACGAAGCAATTCGAGAGTTTGAAACGAAGGTAAACAATAACGAGTCGGGAATCTTGCCGCTGGATTTAAAAACGGAATACACGCCACTTGAACACAAACTTGAACTCGTGGACGCTGACACGCTGAAATTTATCGACGAGAAGATTCTTCGAAACTTCGGGGTTCCGCTTTCAATACTGACGGGAGACTTCACAAAAGAGCAATACGAAGCATTTTATCAGAAAACGCTTGAACCGCTCATCGTTTCAATGTCTCAGGCATTCACGAAGAAAATGTTCACTTCTCGTGAGAAAGCTTTTCGAAATCGAATTGAGTTCTATCCGAAAGAACTCATCTTCATGACGATTTCGCAAACTCTGGAGATGATCAACATTCTTTCACCGACGGGCGGACTTTTCGAAAATGAGAAAAGAACAGCTCTCGGTCTCAGACCACTTCCTGAATTGGAAGGCAAAAGATATATGTCGCTCAATTGGATAGACGCAAACAACGCGGATCAGTATCAAGTCGGAACGGTCAACGTCGATGTTATCGACGAAGAAAAACAGGACAATATTTCGGAGGTTTAAAAAATGGCAGATTTAGAAAAAACAAACAAAGAAAAGAAGCAGCTTGAATCTCGTTCGTATATGTGCGAAGTCAGGGCGCTTGACGATTCAGAAGACAGCGTGATAACAGGTCGCCCGATAGTTTATGAGTCGATGACAGATCTCGGATATTTTGACGAGATCATCGACAGAGGAGCGCTTGACGGTGCAGATCTGACAGACGTTCGCTTTCTTGTGAATCATGATATATCAAACATTCCGCTTGCACGTTCCAGAAGAAACAACGGCAACTCAACGATGCAGCTTTCGACAGATTACGAAGGGATGACAATCAGCGCAAGTCTCGACACAGAGAACAACGCTGAAGCTCGCGCTTTATATTCAGCGGTAAAGCGTGGAGACGTCACCGGAATGTCGTTCATGTTCAGCATCGACGAAGAAAGCTGGGAGAATCTGGAGAGTGATCATCCGACAAGACATATCATCAAAATTGGCTCAGTCGTTGAAGTCAGCGCGGTAACTTTTCCGGCGTATGACTCAACTTCTATAAATGCGCGAAGCAATTCCGATGTTCTGGAGAGAGCACGACTCGAGGTGGAGACCGCGAGACAGCAGACACGCGAAAACAATTCGGCAGACGCCGAACGAGAACTCGCACTCGCTAAAGCGAAATATCAGTTCAAATCAAAATTAGGAGGTTTCTAATCATGAGAAAAAAGATTCTTGAAAAGAGACTCGCGAGACTTATCGCAAAGAAGACAAATCTCGCGGAAAGATGCAACGCATCAACAGATGTCAACGAAGTTCGTTCTCTCACTTCAGAGCTTGAAGATATAAACGCAGAGATCGAAGAGACACAGGCAGAAATCGACGCAATCACAGAAGAAGAAGCTTCTCAGGAAGCAAGAGCAAAAGCTCCGGAAGGTGCTCAGCTTGTAGGCGGCGAAATTCTCGGCGCTTTCTCACAGAAGAAAGAGGAAGAAAGAGAAGACGACAAATATCTCGAGTCTATGGAGTATAGATCCGCGTTCATGAAGTACGTTCAGAACGGAACTCCAATCGTGAGAAATGGAGAAGCAATCAGCACAACCGACACAGGCGCAGCAATTCCACTCACAATCATGAGAGACGTCATCAACACAGTTCGTGTTCGTTATGGCAATTTATATGCAAAAGTTAGAAAGACAGCAATCAAGGGCGGCGTTGATTATCCGGTCGGCGCTCTGAAGGCAAAGTTTAAATGGATTACTGAAGAAACAGTTTCTCCACGTCAGAAGACAGACAAGCTCGGAAAAGTATCGTTCAAGTATAACGAAGCTGAAATCAGAGTTGCTCAGACATTCCTGTCAAATCTTCTTACACTTGAGAGTTTCGAAGCAGAGATCACAAAAGCAATCGCCATCGCTTATCTTGAAGCAATGGACGACGGAATAGTTAACGGAACAGGAAACGGCCAGATGCTCGGAATCCTTAACGACGAAAGAGTGACAGGACTTGCCGGACACACAATCGCAATGTCAGCAAACGACATCAACGATTGGAAGGCTTGGAAAAAGAACTTCTTCGCAAAGATTCCGCTTGGATACAGAAGCGGCGAGTTCATCTTCTCAACATCAACCGTTGACGCATATCTGGAAACAATGAGCGACGCAAACGGAAACCCAATCTTCAGACAGGCAACTGGACTCGAAGTTAATGACGGCGACGCAATGGATCCAAACGGAAGATTTTTCGGGCGCAGAATCTCACTTGTTGAACCTGACATTCTTCCAGACTTCGACACAGCAGAAGCCGGCGACGTAATCGGCATCTTCTGGAATCCGGACGACTACGCAGTAAACGAGAACTTCGGATTCACAATGAGAAGATACTTCGACGAAGAAACCAACGAATGGGTTGACAAAGCTCTCGTTGTAGTTGATGGAAAGGTTCTCAATCCATATAGCTTCTATCTCATTACAAAGAAGGCTAACTAATCGAAAGGGGGCGAGCTTATGGATTTAACAGTAACAGCTCTCAAAAATTTATATAAAGCACTTGGCGGAAACGCTGAAGACGTAGCAGAAATCAATCTCATTCCGGACGCAATAAACGCAATCGCTGGATTCGTCGGAGTAGGCGACACCGTGGTTATGCCTTGCAAAGGGTCAGATGAATACTACGGCGCCAAAGTGAACACGCTTCAAAAAGAGATGGCCGTTTCGGACGGAGCGATAACCGGAACGCTGAAGTTCGTTTCTGGAGGACTTGCACCTTCAGGATATCTCAGCGGAGACGGAAACTTCATGGCTCTAAAATTTGAGAACGCCGGCTCAGACAAAATCGAAGTCGGTCTCGTTCCTTCTCAGGGTTCCGGAATGGTAGAACTCGAAGAAGACGGAGTTTGTGTTTTCAAGGTTGCGGGAGTTTATGAAGGAAGACAGCAAGTTCTCAAGGTTGTTACAACAGAGAACGGCGTTTCAAAGACTCAGACTTTCGACATTTCAGAGTTAACACTCGAAGAATCATAAAACGGAGGTAAACAAAGATGATCAATAAAGATAGAATCGTTCCGGTTCAGGCGACAGACCTTCTCTCACTTTATGGTCTCATACTGAAGATGGATACAACAAACAACTCAAGCCTTGCAAAGCTTGACTCACTCGACGTTGACGGAAACTTCAAAGTCACAAGCGGAAGCGCTCCGCTTCTTTGCTCACAGCCAGCAGAGACAATCGACATCGACGCGACAGCTTCCAGCGTATCAGCTTGTACAGTTTATTTTGTACCAGCTTATGACTACAAAGGATTCACAATCGACGGCTCAGCAGTTACACCAACCGGAAGCGTTGACGCTGACGGCGTGACATTATACAAAGCAGTTCTTGCAACAGGAGCAATCACAATAACAAAGGTCGGCTTCTAAAAGGCGCGAGAAGGCTTTCAGAGTAGAAACCGAACATTTATACCCCGACACTCGCTCGACGCTGAAATTTAAGCGAATGAGCGGGACAGCGGGGGAAATATGGAGGGCAACTCATGAAACTAAAAATCGAAAAAGCTTTCAGAGACAAAAACACCGGCGACCTTTACGAAAAGGACTCAATCGTCGAGTTTGGAGAAGAAAGAGCGGAAGAACTTCTCGCGGACAAGAGAAATCTTGTCACAAAGGTAAAAGAAACCGCTCCAAAGTCGAAGAAGGCTGCAAAGAAAAAATAACAGAGAAACGGAGGGGCAGACGATGGCCGATGCTCAGATGTTAACAAAAGTCAAAAGCGCACTCGGAATCACGGGAACATATCTCGACCAGACTCTCACAGAGTACATCGACGAGGTGATGACATTTCTCACAGATGCCGGCGTTAAAAAGAGCAATATAACAGCGGGAATCGTCAGTCGTGGCGTTTCTGATTTGTGGAATTATGGAGCGGGAGACGGAAAGCTCTCATCGTACTTTATGCAGCGGGCGACTCAGCTCAGTTATAAAAGTTAGGGGGCGACGTTATGGCAAAGAGATTCACACCGAACGCGCCGTTTGACGTAGCGATGAAGCTTCTCATTCCGACAACAACAAAGGTGAAGGGAGTCACAAAGAAGGCTTTTCCGGATCCGGCAACGATTGAAGATGTTTTCTTCGGAAGCTTCAGAACTTACGGAGGAACCGAAAATTTTTCAAACGATGTTTACATGGTTTTTGATACGGCAATTATCGAGACGTGGTTCAATCCTTCAATTACGACAGATTGTCAAATCTATATATGCGAGACGGGGAGAACTTACAACATCATAACTCAGCCGGAAAACATCAACATGAGACATCAGTTCGTACAGTTCAAAGTCGAGAACGTCGGAGGTAGAACATAGATGGCAGCAAGGAAGCAAGGGATATCAATCGACTTTTCCGCTTTCTCAGATCTAATCGAGCAACTCGAGAAGCTGGGAGCGAATATCGAGGATATAGTCGCGGACGCGATGGAACAAACGGCCGAAACTGTCGAAGTTGACACCGTGGCAGCTATGGCGAGCGCAAATCTTCCAGCCGGCGGAAAATACTCTCAAGGCGAAACGATGGCTTCTATTGTACGAAATGCAAAAGCGCAGAAAAACGGAGTCTCTGTCGAAATTGACATCGGTTTTGACAAGACGAAGTCGGGAGCGGGCGGCTTTCTCATAACGGGAACGCCAAAGATGCGCCCGAACTACGCGCTCGAAAAAATATACGGCACCAAAAAGTATGAAAGCACTCTGAAGAAAGATATCGATCAGTTGTTGCAAGACGAAATCGACGAAAGGTTGGGTTCATGACATGGAAGACGCACTCATCACGATTCTTGAATCTTTCAAGTATCCGGTATACAGACAAGGCTCAATGTCGAACGAAGAGAAGTATCCTGAAACGTTTATCACATTCTGGAACAACGATTCGCCCGACCACGCTCACTATAATAACACGAATTACGGGACGTCATGGGATTATAACATTTTTGTTTATAGTTCGGACCCCGCGAAAGTTTATGAACTACTTTCAAACATTCGAACAGCGCTGAAGGCTGCATCGTGGGTCGTTCCTTCTCAGGGAATGGACGTCAACTCAGACGAAGCGACGCACACCGGACGCACAATCGAAGTTTATTATCTTGAAACATAAAAAATAAAATGGAGGTAAAAACACCATGAGCAAAATTTTTGAGTATCGCGGCGTTGAGGGATTAGTCTACGCCGAAGTTACAAAAGACGACAAAACCGGAATCACTTTCGGAGAAGTGAAACCGCTCGCTGGAGTTGCTGAAATCAGCAAGTCAACAGACAGCACTTCAGAAGCTCATTATTATGACAACATCGCCGCAATTGTTATCACATCAACAGGCGCCGACACAGTCACAATCTCAGCTTCTGGAATACCGTTCGACGTTCTCGCAGACATCACCGGTCAGACATACGATCAGAACACCGGAACATACATCGAGGAAGAAAGAACTCCGAAGTATTTCGCTATTGGATACCAGACAAAGAAGACAGACGGTTCAGTTGTTTTCGTTTGGAGACTGAAAGGAAGCTTCAACATTCCGGATCAGACTTCAGCAACAGAGAACGAAGGAACAGACGCAAACGGTCAGGAACTCACATTCACCGGAATATCAACAATCTATAAGTTCAACAAGAACGGCAAGCCGGCAAAGGCTGTCAATGTTGATACTTCACTTCAGAAGTGCGCTCAGATTCCAACATTCTTCGATACAGTTCAGACTCCAGACACAATCACCGAAGCTTCTCAGGTTCCGAGCGTTTCCGTAGTACCATCAAATGCAGCCGTTGCAGTTGGTGATACTATCCAGCTTCAGGCCGTAACATATCCAGCAAATGCGGCCGTGACATGGACTTCAAGCGCTACAACATACGCAACCGTTGACTCAGACGGACTTGTTGAAGGAAAAGCAGCCGGAAGCTCAACGATTACAGCAAGCATCACAGTTGATGGCACTAATTACACCGATACTTGCACAATCACGGTTCCGACACCATCAGCATAATAAATCGCAACTTTTGCCGAGTTTCGCGATTTCTCCATAAGAAACGGGCGGAGAGATTAAAACTCCGCCCATCTTTTAAAGAACAAGGAAGGAAGAAAAGAAATGGGTGACACAACACTTAAATTAAACGTTTATGACGAAAAAGACAGGATAAAGAAAACAGTTGAAGCTCACTTTGTAGAGATCCGCTTCGGAACTATCAAGAAGCT